GACTTACCGTAAGTGGTTGAAAACAAAAGGAAAATAGATACCTCAAAAACTTGCCTTCCTTGTACCTGTACGCTATAATGGTTGTATGCTTGATGAACGGAATGATCTGTTAGCGAAGCTGATGGCGACCGAAAACATTACGGTTCAGCAGAACAATGTTCCCACTGCTTACTTCGACACCAAGAAACGTATCCTTGTCCTGCCTATGTGGAAGGATCTTTCTACGATTGAAACTGAGATGCTCATCGGTCACGAAATCGGCCACGCTCTCTACACTCCGTCTGAAGAGTGGGTGAACGCCATTGAAACTTTCGATGGTTCGCAGAGCGTCTTCAAACACATTTTGAACGTGGTTGAAGATCCGCGTATCGAACGGGGAGTCAAGAAGAAGTATCCTGGTATGCGGAAGATCTTCTATTTCGGCTACGAGGAATTGTTCAACCGTGGCATTTTCGAAACAGACAAAATCGATCCCACAGAACTGACTCTGATTGACAAGTTGAATTTTAACTTCAAGATCCCCGGTAAGGTTTCGTTCGAGCAGGATCCTGTGTTTTTGGATTGCGTCAAGAAGATCGAAGAAACTACTGACTTTCAGTCGGTGATCGATCTCTCTCGCGAGATCTACCTGCTCTGCCAGGAAGAAGAAAAACAAAAGAAAGAAGCCGAGAAGTCCGAAGGCGGACAGGGCCAAGGCGACAAGGATTCTGATACTCAAACGGAGCCGTCAAGTAACCGGAGCGAGCCTAAAGAAAACAACAAATCGACCGGCGGCGGAGCCGAAGTTGGTGCGACCGATAATTCCGATAGCAAGGAAGAAGACTCTTCTTCTGGGTCGTTCGAACAGAAATATTCTTCGTCCATGCAAGAAAAGATGGAAGAATTTCTGAAGGCTCACGTGAACGACGTTAGTTATGACTACACGTATCTTCCGGAACCCATTATGGATAGGATCGTTGTTTCTTACAAGGAAATTTTAGAAAACGTCCGCGAGCATAAATGGGAAGGAAACGTATGTGTCAGCTATCCGAATTCTGCCTCTGGCCTAACTCCTATCAAGGATCAGGAAGAAGAACAGATTGACTTTACTCCGGTTTCTTCTTCTTTGGCTGCGTTCAACAAGCAGTATTCTGCTTCTATTGCGTACTATACCAAAGTCTTCGAAATGAAGAAGAAGGCTACTGAACACAAGAAGACCATGCAGTTCAAGACTGGCAAGCTAGACATGATGAAGCTGGCAAATTATAAGTTCGATGATAATTTGTTCCTGACTTCTCAAATTAAGCACAAGGGCAAGAATCACGGCATGGTCTTCTATCTTGACATGTCGGCTTCCATGCAGAACACCTTTAAAGACGCCATCACTCAGTTGTTAGAAGTGGTTTCTTTCTGTCGGAATTCTGGAATTCCAGTTTCGGTATATGGATTCAGTAATTCTACGACCGCGACCTGCATTATCAGAAAGAAGTTACGGACTTATAACTACTCGCTGACAGAGTATAACCAGCTGTCGATCGAACAGTTCGTATACCAACAAGAAGAAGGTCGGCTCGCGAAATATGATGACTCGTTCGCTCTTCTTGAACTGTTTTCGCCCAAGATGAAGAACAAAGAATTTGTTGAGATGTTTGATTTGTTCGTATCTAGTCGTTACAAGTATGTTGCTTTGTTTAGTTTGAATGGTACTCCTTTGTCGATGGCAATGAATACTATCGAGGCTGTTGTTAATAAGTTCCGCAAGGAAACCAATGCCGAGATCGTCAACGTTGCGTTCTTAACCGATGGCGGTGATACTCATAGTGGAACGTTCTCTAATATCATTCCTAGAGATAATTGGAGGACGCCTTCTACAATCAAAAATACAGGCGTGCTTGTTGACCCCAAAACTAAGCGCAAGGTGATTGGTGTTGATCTGTTGGCTAAGTATGGAAGGTCTTGGTGCAGCAATCCTGTGTATTTGGTTCCTGCTGCAATTCTGAAATTGATGAAGTATCGCCTTCGCAATGTCAACGTTGTCAACTTCTATATTACTAGTAATGAATTTCGTCCTGCTTGGAATTCGGCCACCAACAAATATGACACTAGTGGCGGAAAGTACTACAAGACCGAACGAACGGCGACTATGGAGTTTGATGAGATGTACTTTGTGAATCCTCTTGCGTTCAAAAAGAGCCTGACTTCGAGCCGCAAGTTGGGATGCTTCGATACTGTTGAGAGGTTGCAGAACGCCTATATCGACAATAACAAAGCGAAAAAAGAAAAGCAGACTATGGTTGATTCGTTCATCTCTAAAATCTGCTAAATAGTAGTATGACCCTGACTTCAGAAAACTTCACCAGCGAAACTTCTTCAGGAGAATCGCTGGTGATTTTCTGTTCTGCGAATTCTCCGAAGGTTCCACAGATCATGAACAAGATCAAATGGTATCCGAATCCCATCCACAGAGTAGATATCGAGACTCAAAGAGATCTAGCAGCTAAGTTCAATATCCGAGTTTCTCCGATTGTGTATCACTTCAAAGACGGGGAGATACTAAATACATATAAGACCAATCAACTGGATGATTTAATATGTACTATAAGATCCTCGATGCAATAAAATTAATTGCTCTTTGTACAATTGTTTGGGTTGTGTATGACACCTCTCAATATATCAAAACTAAGAGCGACGAAGCCCTGAAGATTACTCAAGGCACCAGCCAACAAACCTTATCTGAAGTTGCGGCTCTTCGCACAGACACATTTCAATTTCTAAACGGAACAGTGTTGAAGTTAGACAAACGAATTGCTTCTATTCAATCTGGTACGTTTAAGCGAATTGATTCGACTCAGAATCAATTGTTCACTAAGGTCGATGCTATTCATGTCGATCTCAATGATCAACTAACAACAACAAACAATACTGTTGCGTCTTTGGCTAAGGAATATTCTGTTCTTGCCAAAGAATATTCCACGATCCCATCTGATGTTAGACTAGTCGCTTCTCGATTCGACGAGCAAACCGACTGCGAGAACAACGAATTATGTTGGCAGAACATGACATCTGATTTGTTGATAGATACCAGAAACGTAATGCGAGACGGATCTTCGACGTTTAGAATCGTCAATGCTAGCATTCCTAAACTTGTAGAAGATTCCACTAATGTTTCTGCGTCGGTAGCAAAGAACATGCCAATCATAGCAGATAACATTGCTAAGACGTCAGAACATATTCAAAAGATTACAACACCGCATTGGTACGATAGAGTATTGTCTTATGGTATCAGCGGGGGATTGTTATATTTTACAGCAAAAAGACCATAAGGAGAAGTTATGAATTTGTTAAATAAAATTAGACAAGGGTTTTTGAGATTGTTTTCTAAGAAGGGCGCGGATGATTTGGTTCATGTAATCGAGAAGGCCGCTCCATATGTAGCCAAGGCCGATCCTATTGTTAGAACAATTATCAAGTTAACTCCGAATAAAACAGACGATGCCATATTGGAAGCATATGATAGATTTGGTATGAGAGGGCTGTTTATTCCAGGAACAAATGTAAAGGTTGCTCTCCGAGATCTCGCGAAACAGGCTCTGTTGGCGACTCTGCCTAAAGGCGACACACCGTCGGATTATTTGCTAAACACCGCTGTCGAATTGGCATACGCCAAAATTCAAGAAGAACTACTGCCGAGCTAATATGAGAGTCATCGTTAGAAGCAACTCAAGTTGGTGGAAAATCTTCTTGGACGGTATAGCTTCTGAGGGTGGCAACATTATGGTTCTGTTATGGCTTGTGATTATTTGTGGGGTATTCGTGATTTTGAAATTTGATGGCGCCACCGAACAGTTATACTTTGTTCTAGGAGCATTGGTCGGAATTCTGAAAGGTAGAGTAACTCCTACACAGTATCAGGATTCTAACATCCCAGAAAATAAACCTCAACCAAAACCTTTACTTCAGGAAACAGATACGGTATAATAAAAGGAGGGGAATATTCCCCTCCACTTATTTGATTGAGGTATTAATGTATTTACAATATTATAAGATTTATGATGATGTAGCTTCTCCTGCCTTCGCTACTAAAGACTCGGCTTGCTTTGATCTTTCTGCCTACCTTCCTCTTAATATCCCAGTAAAGATCTATGACAAGATGAACAATGTCATTCATCGTAACCCTGTTAATACAGGAACTCCTACTCTGATCATTAATCCCTGGGAACGCGCAATGATTCCTACAGGGTTGATTCTGAATATTCCTCTGGGGTACTCCGTTCGATTACACGTGCGATCGTCGATGATCAAGAAGGGATTAGATCTGGCTAATAATGAGGGTGTAGTGGACTCGGATTATGTTGATCCTGTGTTCATGGTTATTCGAAATCTGTCAGGAGAGACTGCTTCTATTGATCATAACCAGCGCGTCTGTCAAGCAGAAGTAGTAACCAGCTTACAATATTCGCTCGACGAAACCAAGATTAAACCGATTTGGAAATCGGATAGAACTGGCGGGTTTGGGTCAACCGGAAGATAATGACTTCTCGACAGAGGTTCGAAGACCTAAAGAAGTTCATCATCGCAGACGATGTTGAAGTTGAAGTCGACACGACGTATTACTCCTACGCCAAGACTCCAGAGAAAGATCGAATTATCAATGGAACGGCTGGGTCGGATGGATACATTATGCTGTATAAAGACCCTGCCGATAAGAACTACGATACGTTGACTTCTCTGTTGATCCACGAATATGGTCATGTGGTAGAATGGAGAGACAAAGGCAGAGATCGCCATACAGAGAAACAAGCATGGGAAACAGGAATTCGATCTGTTCCCACAGAATACTGGCCCCCTACGTTGGCAGAAGACGTAGAGATCTGTTTGACCTCATATGGATATAAGAAATTTGATTGGGTTGCTCGATTATTGACTTTTTGATTTATATAAATACTTCCTGAACCCTACAGAGGGTGAATAGGTAGACCTATTCCGAAAGGACGATTTCTCAATGTCAATCATAGGTAATAAAGATAAGATTTCAGTATCAGGGCAATATAACATCAGCAACACGGGTGTTATTGGTGTGACTGGTGCAACAGGATTTCCTACTTCTGTTAAAGTAGGCGACTCAGTAGTTGTAGGTTCTGCTGAGTATGTAATCAAGTCAATCTCTGGTTCTACTGGGATGACTGTATTCACCGCCGAATTTGGTGGAGCAACTGGAATTACTGCGCAATCTGCTCAGACCATTTACTTCCAGCAAAAGCCGAAGTATGTTAAGTTTATTACGGACCCGTCTTCGATTGGGGGTCGTTCCGACATTTATGGTGTAGACGAAGTGGAAGAATCCCTTGCAAGAACTCACGGCGTTCACCCACAACATGCTGGTTGGGTTAGAGTAAAGCAAGGATCTGGATATGTTACTTCTATCGATATTCTAGAACCTGGTTCCGCGTATGGCACTAGCGTTCCTACTGTGTCGTTCTCTGGTACAGGCGGAGCGTCTGGTGTTGCTGTAGTCGCCAGCGGCGCTGTTACTGGTGTAACAATCAACGCGGGCGGATCTTACACTACAGTTGCTCCATATGCTACGTTCGGCGCTCCACCAAAGTTAGTATTTAACACCAACACTAGTGTTAATACTTCTTCAGAAGCTATCACATTCACGACCAACCATAACTTAAACACAGGCGACAGACTAGTATACAAGGGTGCTTCTGGTGCTACTGGTGCAATTGGTTTGACCTACAATACAACATATTATGCCAAGCCAACCGGCGCGACTGGTGTTCAGTTGTATACAACTCTAGTCGGTGCGCAGACTGGTGCTACTTCTCCAATATTAGTTAATCTAACTGCTGATAGTGTTGGATATGGAGTTTACCTACAAGGTATTACTGCTGTTGGTGCTACTTCAGCAATGGGTGGTCGTTTCAATAGAAAGACAGCCGAAACGCTTGTCGTTCTGGGCGATGCTTCTCAGGCAACAATGGGCGACGCGGAAGATACTATCTTCCCAGATTCCTAATATTAAACTTAGTGTCGAACTTAGAGGAGCCAGAAATGGCTCCTCTTTTTTATTGCCCTTTTGATAAAAGTATAGTATAATAAATACTGAAGGAGAAAATTATGGAATTGTTTGAGTTTGAAGTGCAACAGACGATATTGGATTGCGCCAAGGATTATATAATTGGGAAATGGCACGCAGAATGCGATAGGTTGACTTTTGATTATCAATCGGCATGCGATCGCAACCTAACAGTAGAATATCCCGTGTTCCCTCCGTATCCGTCCGAGAAAGATATTATCAATACAGCAAAGAAGTTTATGAAGTTTTATGTATAAGGAGATACACATTGGAACGATTTAAACATTTAATTTATTCAGCGATTCTGACTGCTATCTTGGTGATGTTGTTCGCAATTTCGGCGAAGGCACACCACTCCTTCGCGGCCGAGTTTGATCGCAACAAGCCTCTTCAACTACATGGCACAGTGACTAAGGTAGAGTGGACCAATCCACATGTCTGGATCTATTTCAACTCTAAAGACTCTACTGGCAAGATCACTAACTGGGGAGCGGAACTCGGTCCGCCTCATGGGTTACAAGCTGGAGGTTGGCGCAGAGACACCCTAAAGATTGGGACTCAAATCGACGTGGATGGTTGGGTCGCAAAAAATGGTTCTAACAGAGTCAATGCCAGATCCATCACCGTAAGTGGTACTGGCGGCAGACCCAACGAAACGCTGGATGCAGCTAGCAGCGCAGGGAATCAGTAATTTGTTATATAAATAATTCAGGAATCGCCTTCGGGGATTCCTGAATTATACTCGCTTAATAGGAGAAAATATGAGCAACAAAACTATTGTAACAACAACTGGAAATACTACTAGTGTTCAGTCTCCCTTTTGGGATACGAATACTATCTGGGACTACTTTCCTACCACAACTGGAACAATCGCCGCTTATTGGAACGAACAAGCCAAGGCGTCCGGTTCTTTCCCTCCATATAACATTACCAAGAACGATGACTCCACCGAGTTTAATCTTTCTATGGCCGTTGCTGGATTCTCGCCAGAAGACTTAGATGTTACCGTAAAGGATAGCAAACTAATTGTAAAGGGTGAGATGAAAGCAAAGGAACTTCCGTTTGGGTTCGTTTATTCTCATAAGGGTATTGCTGAGCGATCGTTTACTCGTGTAGTCACAATCGGCGAATATGTCGAAGTAAAGACCGTCGGCTACAAGAACGGAATGTTAGACATTAGTCTACAGCTAGTTCTTCCTGAGAGTAAGAAGCCAAAGAAGTTTGAAATCAAAACAACGTAAGGAGCGGGGGAGAAATCCCCCGTCATATATGATTATTGAAAAGCTATATGATATCAAAGAACTTACACTAGACTGGTCTAACCGAATCAAATGGAAGTTCCTTCATCGCACGACAAACAAACATCACATCGTACGCACTGGTCTTACTCCTGGGTATCATGATGCGGATGAAGTAATATTGCACGCAAACTTTACTTTGCTTGTAGACTTTGTTGAGTGCGACAAGGCGTGGATGAACTATATTTGTACCAAAGAAAGCTCTCACCCATTTCCCTGGTGGCAACGACCATTCAAGAGGTTCAGATCGAAACAACTAGGATTAGATTATCTTCGTTGGGAAATCGAAGAATATCTTCGTTGGGAAATCGAAGAATCTTTTGTTTCCAACCAAACAGAATTAGCAAAGAAGGTGTTGGATATATATACTTGGTGGACGGAGGTCCGTCCTGCTCGGCCGGATCCATACGAGAAGTATTATCGCGCATGTTCTTCTCATCAACCGGAAGGTTCGTTATTCGAGAAAGTTTATAATAAAGAAACTAACGAATATTCATTTGTTCGCGCTCCGATGCATAAAAAAGTCTCCAAGGCTCTCCGACAAGGAACCAGACTCGAAGAGATGTATTACGAAGAAGACACGAAGATGTTATGTAAGCTAATGAAAGTTAGGCAACATCTTTGGACTTAATTACAAATAAACAATAAAAAGGATATAAATGAAGACACTTATTTTAGCAGTACTAATGTGCACAGGAGTATACGCGCAAGACACTGAATTGATGAACACTTATACTGTTCAGTATAATATGAATAGTAGCACTATGGTTACTGGATATTTTAGAACAAGGTTGAATTTATCGCAGGACGCGGGACAATTTCTACAAGTCAAACCTGGAGTCATCGTTGATCACGTTGTTAAGGTCAAGAAATATAACGGATTCATTCAAGCTGGGTATTACAATCAGGCCGACTATGATTCGACTTCCGATAACTACAACAATATGCATCGATTCTTTGCTGGTCCGCGTTGGTATTTGTTCAACAAGAAGAACAACAACAATCGGTTAGAGAACAGACTTTTGTTCGAACAATTCTATACTGCCACGGGAGCCGCTGTTCGTACTCGAGTTCGCGATCGTGTGATGTGGGAATACTTGAATCATAAGTATATTCCTAGCGCAAGCTATGAATATCTACGCACACAGAACACAAACTTCAATCGCTTCAATTTCCTACTGCGCAAGCAGGTAACTCCCAAGACACAAGTTGGTGCTGGGTTCGAATTGCGGCAATTCCCTAATGGGCAATATCATCGTATTGTTTGGACTACCTTCAACTACGTTGTGAAGTAAAGGAGATCTTTGTGGATACTAAACTACTACAACCTATTCTTGACGCTTGCGTCGCTTGTGGAATCACAGATCCTTTTGTGATAAAGGCTATTATTGCTAATATGAATAAGGAATGTGGTTTAGTTCCTAAAGAAGAGAACCTGAATTACTCTAAGACAGACAACTCTAGAATCAGATATATATTTGGTTCTAGAGTTAAGTCTTTAACCGAAGAGGAATTAAACATAATTAAGAAGTCTCCTTCCGATTTTGCCGATCTGATTTATGGAAGCGGTAATTCTGTAGGAAGGTCTATGGGAAATACGCAGGTCGGTGATGGTTGGAAATATAGAGGTCGTGGTTATATTCAACTTACTGGCAAGAAGAACTATCAATTCTTCGGAGAATTGGCAGGGTTTGATATTCTGAACAACCCGGATTGGTTAGTGACAGATAATACTATCTCCGCTATAGTATCTGTGAGGTTTATTAAACATTGTCTAGGAAACAATCTGACGTTCTCTGATCAGAAATCTGCGAATCGTGCAGTAACACAAGCAATTGGTGGTAGAGGATTAAACTTAGACGAAGGATACGGGAAGACTCTATTGTCTAAAGTAGATGATTATTCTCAGGAAATAACATTGGCGTGAGCTTTACTTTAAGCGTAAAATATAGTATACTAACATAGTGAGCCAATATACAAACGTACAGTCCTATGGTAAGAAGTTGTTCGTCCGAGCTGCTGAGGGTCAAGAAAGATACAAAGAAGAGATCACTGACTTTCATCCTCCTGTGTGGATTCCGGGAGTAGACAAAGAAGGCTTCAAGACTTTACATGGTCACTCGGTTGTTCAATTCGACGCAGGGGATATCAAAGATACTCGCGACTTCATTGAATCGAACAAGGACGTAGACAACTTTGCGGTCTACGGAAATATCCAAGCACAATATCAATATATCTCCCAACAGTGGAAAGAAGATGTTGCGTGGGATATCAACAATATCATAATTGCCTACATCGATATTGAGACCACTTGCGAGAACGGGTTTCCTGATGTCGCGACAGCGAACGAAGAAGTCAATGCGATTGCTCTGAAGTTCTCTAATATAGACCGCAAACTAGTATTCGGGTGCGGTGAGTATAATCCCCTCAAACTAACCAAAGAGTTCGAATATATCAAATGCGAGAGCGAACACGATCTTCTCGAGAAGTTCATGGCAGCTTGGAAAGAGAACTATCCTGACATTATTACAGGATGGAACGTAAAGTTCTTTGATATTCCATATCTAACTAATCGTATTAACAAGCTATTTTCTGAGACGAAGGCATCATATTTATCTCCCTGGCGTATTCTAAAGCCCAAAGAAATTGAGATCATGGGGAGGAGGCAATCTACATATGAGATCTTTGGTATCGCAGTTCTAGATTACATTGAGCTATATAAGAAGTTCACGTATACTAATCAAGAATCATACAAGCTAGATCATATTGCCAGCACGGAGTTAGGCGTCAAGAAGGTTGACTATTCAGAGTACGGTTCTCTACATCTTCTATACAAGAACGACTGGGAAAAGTTCATTGAATATAATGCGCACGACATTGCTCTTGTCATGATTCTAGAAGACAAGTTGAAGTTGTTAGAACTAGCCATCACTATGGCGTATGATGCCAAGGTAAACTTTGACGATGTATTCTCTCAGGTTCGAATGTGGGACGTTATTATCTACAATCATTTGTTGAAGAAGAAGATTGTAATCCCAAGCCGGAAGGATTCTGTTAAGACTTCTATCGAGGGAGCATTCGTAAAGGATCCCATTCTTGGGTTCCATAACTGGGTTGTAAGTTTCGATTTAACTTCTCTATATCCGATGTTAATTCAACAGTATAATATCTCACCGGAAACACTTACCGATGGTTTTAAATCTCTCAACATCGACGATCTGGTGAATAACAAATCCTCCGTAGATATTCCTTCTGATGTTGCCCTGTGTGCAAATGGGCACATGTTCACTAAAAATAAGCCAGGGTTTCTTCCCGAGCTTATGCATTGGATGTTCGAACAACGTAAGCAATACAAAGCTGCTCAGATTGAAACAGAGAAGCAACTGGAAGCCAACCATAAAGATTGGTCGCAAGAGAAGATCAAGGTATATAAGAATAATATCTCTAAGTATAAGAACCTACAAATGGCAAAGAAGATCTGTTTGAACTCGGCCTATGGTGCAATGGGCAACGAATACTTCAGATACTTTGATTCTAGATTGGCGGAAGCAGTAACTAAGTCTGGACAGTTGTCTATTCGTTGGATTGAACGCAAGCTAAACGAATGGTTCAACAAGCTGCTTGGTACTAATAAAGATTACATTATTGCAGTAGATACAGATTCCGTTTATATCGACTTTGATGGATTGGTCAATAAGTTCATGAAGAACAAGACTAAAGAAGAAACCATCAACCTAATTGATAAGATCTGTAAAGAACAGATTACTCCGTTCATTGATAGGTCTTATAGAGAACTTGCTTCTTATATGAACGCATATAGTAATATGATGACAATGAAGCGGGAATCGATTGCAGATCGTGGAATCTGGACGGCCAAGAAGCGTTATATGTTACACGTGTATGACGTAGAAGGAGTTCGTTATTCAGAACCTAAATTGAAGATCATGGGCCTCGAGGCTGTTCGTTCTTCGACTCCTGGTTCTTGTCGCGCCAAGATTAAAGAAGCCATCAAGATCATTATGACTAAGTCGGAAGACGACCTGATTGATTACGTCGCGGCTTTCAAACAAGAATTCCTAAAGTTGCCAGTAGAACAAATTGCGTTTCCTCGTTCAGTAAATGGACTTTCTACATATAAAGATAGAACTAATATCTACAAGAAGGCAACTCCCATTCACGTCAGAGGCTCTTTGCTTTATAATCATCATTTGAACAAGCGAGATCTTTTGAATACATACACCGAGATCCATGAAGGCGAGAAGATCAAGTTCGTATATCTCAAAAAGCCCAATTCGATTCACGAAGACATCATTTCGTTCTCGTCAGAACTGCCCGAGGAATTTGGATTACATGAATCTATTGATTACTCCAAGCAGTTTCAGAAGACGTTCTTAGATCCTCTTAATATTATTCTAGAGGTGATTGGTTGGAACTACGAAAAGAAGTCTTCACTTGACTCTTTCTTTGTTTAATAGTATAATAGTTATAGGGAAAATATGTCACTACTCAAAAAGCTAATAGAGAATTCTACAATCAAAAGCACCACTACATTAGATAAATCGGATGTATATGCGAAGCAGGAATTGATTCCTACTCCTATTCCTGCCATTAATATTGCTCTGTCCGGATCTATTGACGGAGGATTGAGCGATGGTCTAACTATCTTCGCTGGCCCGTCGAAACACTTTAAGACAACGTTCTCTTTGCTTCTAGCCAAGACTTATATGGATCGTTACAAGGATTCTGTTATGCTATTCTATGATAGCGAATTCGGTGCTCCTGCTCAATACTTTGAGAATTTCGATATTGACATTAGCCGAGTGATTCATACTCCTATTACAGACATCGAACAACTCAAGTTTGATATTTCTAAGCAGCTACAGGAGATCGGCGAAAAGGATAAGGTTGTTATTGTAATTGATTCCGTCGGAAACCTGGCTTCTAAGAAGGAAGCGCAGAATGCATTAGATCAAAACTCAGCGGCTGATATGACACGAGCAAAAGAAATGAAGTCTCTGTTCCGCATCATTACACCGCACATGAAGATCAAGCATATTCCTCTTATTGTAATCAACCATACTTACAAAGAGATGGGTCTGTTCCCAAAGGATATTGTTTCCGGCGGCACCGGAATTTATTATTCCGCCGATAATATCTACATCATCGGTCGGCAGCAAGATAAAGATGGTAAAGAGGTTGTTGGGTATAACTTCATCATCAACGTAGAAAAGTCCAGGTTTGTTAGAGAGAAGTCCAAGATTCCTGTTTCTCTTAGTACAGCAACTGGTATCGATAAGTATTCCGGATTGCTGGATATGGCCATCGAAGCTGGCATCATTACTAATCCCTCAAAGGGATGGTATCAGATGGGCGAAGAAAAGTTCAGAGAAAAGGACTTCTCTACTGTGGCAGAAGATCTCCTTGCCAACGTTGAGTTCAGATCATGGGTCACTGCTAAATATTCGTTGAACACAAAGATGTGGTCCACAGGAGAAGACGAAGATGGCGAAGAATAACCCAGAGAATTACAATTTTGTTAACATGCCGGACCTGAAGTGCTCGTTCTTTTTGGTAGATGGAAAAAAGAACAAAGAGACAGACGACGATCTCAATTTGTTAATTCGCCTGGAAGAAGGAAGAATGAAAGGGATCATCGTCGAAGTATCCAAGTTCAATCTAACAGAAGACTCGAATAAGTTGACTTTTAACTATGATATAGTATATAATCCATATAGAAAGGTTCCTAGTATGAAAACACTAGAGACTTTCGTACGGAAGACAGTAGGTCGTGTAGTTACTACTGCGTTGAGTACAGCCGCCCAAATTCTAAGCGAGGGTTTTGATGAAAATAGAGTCGCTGATCCTAAAGTCGCTACTATTAAATGAGAAATATTGCAGGGCAGTACTGCCTTATATCAAGGCAGATTATTTCACTGATCTGATTGACAAGTCTATCTTCAAACAGATATCCAACTTTGTCGATCAATATAACGAACAACCTACCATTGAGGCCATTCGAGTAATTCTATCCGAGTCCTCCTTTCTTAAAGAGGAAGAAGTGTCTCTGGCATTAGATGCTCTAGATTCTTTTATTGATGGCGAAGAGAATATATACGATTGGCTTCTGGATAAAACAGAAGCCTTTTGTAAAGAACGTGCCATTCATAATGCAGTACTAGAATCGATTCATATTATCTCAGATAAGAAAGAGAAACAAGACAAGGGAGTCATTCCTGATCTACTCCGGGATGCTCTTGCTATCTCTTTTGATCCTACAGTTGGACACGACTATAATTTAGAACACGAGGAACGGTACGAATTCTATCATCGTAAAGAAGAAAAGGTTCCGTTTGATATTGAACAGTTCAATGACATTACCAAGGGAGGATTATCTCGTAAGACTCTCAATATCATATTGGCAGGAACTAATATCGGAAAATCTTTGGCAATGTGTCATATGGCAGCAGCTAATATGATTATGGGTAAGAACGTCTTGTACATTACTATGGAAATGGCAGAAGAAAAGATTGCCGAACGCATTGACGCAAATCTATTAGATGTTTCGTTGGATAATCTTTCTTTGTTATCTAAGAGTCAATATATGAATCTTATCGAAAAGAATAAGACAAGGGTCGCAGGAAGATTAATCATTAAGGAATATCCTACAAGTTCTGCCAATGTGAATCACTTCCGTCATTTGATGCACGAGCTTGAACTTAAGAAGAAGTTTGTTCCAGATATCGTGTATATTGATTATCTAAATATCTGTTCTTCTTCTCGTATTAAGATGAATCCTAATGTCAATTCTTATACTATGATTAAGTCTATTGCTGAAGAGTTGCGCGGATTCGCTGTAGAGTTTAATGTTCCTCTTGTGTCAGCAACTCAGACAACTCGTACTGGGTTCGCGTCTTCTGATGTCGAGATTACAGATACTTCTGAATCGTTTGGTTTACCAGCAACGGCTGATCTTATGATTGCGTTGATCAATACCGAGGAGATGGAAAAGATGTCGCAGTTAATGGTCAAGCAGCTAAAGAATCGCTATGCAGATAAAGCCAAGAACAAGAAATTTTATGTGGGAATAGATCGTTCTAAGATGAGGTTGTTGCAGTTATCTGACGCTGTAGCAGGAGATATGTCTTCTAGCGGAGAAGATCATTCTTATTCCGATGCTACAGGATATCGTACCTCTGATCTGTCTGATAAGTTTTCGCAGTTTAAGTTCTAGGAGTTATTATGAAGACCATTAAGATTATTGCGCTTGGGGCAACAACAGCTGTTGCTACTATATTATACATTGCCATGTCACTGATACTTGCAATTTATGCTGGATTAAATATGATAGTAACAACTATTCTTGTTTATCCCGCCGAGTTTCTGTGTGCTGTTATGGTTGATTGTGATGTTGCTATTATGAAGCTGCGCGGTATAGAATTCAACGAAGAAGAATTTCGTGCAGCGTTTAAGACGGACGAAACAGAACAAGATTAACTTGACTATTTTATTCGATTAAGGTATAATATAAGTATGAAGCCAAAAGTAATTTACATTGAAAAGACCGTTCCTGCTGATCATTTGTTAGGAACATTCCTAGATGATTCGCATTACGACCACTTGATCAATTATGATTGCGATGTCTATAAGCCAATCACTGGCTTAGACAAAAAACACGGAGAGCACAACCTTCTTCTTAAGTTCCGTAAGAATGTGTTCTCTCCTGAGCTACAGAAGATTGGGTTTGACGGTCTTCGCGATGCTGCTGTCGAGTCTCAGAATCGTGGCATCGCAGCAGGACCCCGGACTGACAAGTCGACTGGTCGCGATTGGGTCACGACTTTGCAAGAAAAGGTTATCGATGCTCTATCAGGTTCTATGACTACTGTGACGAGCGATGATCCTATTGTAGATCTATATGAGAAGTATAGGGATAATAAAGAGGAAGTTGGATCTAGAGGGAGTGTTTGGCTTGCGTTGAAGCGACCGTCTGATTTCGTGTTCGACGAATGGGCAATGCGTGTCAAAGATCTTCCATCCACCGAACGACTAAAGGAAGTTGAGAAAGTAAATGACTGGATCTCCGATACTTCTTATGCTAATCCTGTTAATTCTGGCATTGCGGGTTATTTTGACCGCTATCCTCGTATACCTTATTGTAGGACTACTTCTTACAGCTCTCATAACTCCAACAAGTTTGAAGCCGCTATTCCTTTCATTGAGAAAGTATCTGAGAAGTTTCATGAGTTAATTCCCGGAAGATGGGCAAATCAAAATGCAGAAGTTTCAAAGGTGGACCCAGAGTTTAGAATCGGTAATTCGGTATACACTACCATCACAGTTAACAAGACATATAGAACTGCAGCACATAGAGACGCTGGCGATCTCCCTACTGGTTTCGGGAATCTATCTGTTGTCTCTAATGGGATCCCTTATTCTGGCGCATATCTAGTTTTCCCTGCGTTCCGTGCGGCTGTAGATGTACAGCCTGGTGATATGATTATGATGGATGTTCACGAGATCCACGGTAACACTCCAATCAGCGGAGAAGGCGAACGTATCTCCGTTGTCTGTTATATGCGCGAGAAGATGGCAGACTGTAAGACCAAGGCTTATGAAGACGCAAGATACAACTTCGTAGAACATCGGCGCGTAAATAAGAGTCATCCGTTGTGGAGAGACAAGTGGAACGGTGTGTCTGCTGGTATGTGGGAAACTGCAGAATGGCGGGATTATCTAATGGAAAATGGCTTACACGAATACGCCGATCAGCTGAAGATCGGAACCTTTGGAGCGTTGGATATCTAATGAAAGTTTTATTTGTTGCTCACGACTTTAATAATTATGGCGGCATTATCAATCACACAGAACAACTTATGGCAGGATTCAAAGATCTTGGTCATTCGGTTGAGCTGGTTTGCCTGAAGCCATCTAAGAAAGTTTCTCCTTTGAAAGAGAAGACTCTAGACAATTATGACACAGGCGAAGGATCTGGTATTCCCGTCCATCAAGGCAACGGTTGGTACACACAGTATCAACCGTTCCTTTCTTCTGAATATATTGAAACATTTGTAAAGAAGGCTAATACTTTCGATCTTGTTATTTGGGAATCTATCTTCGGGTTTAAGTGTAAAGAAACTGAGGGCACAACCGAATGGGTGAAGATGATCCAGAATGTAACAGCAAAGCAGATTGTTATTGTACACGATGGCAACCTTCTGAAGTTCTATCCTTGGATCTATAACCTAAAGAGTAATATCACTGGGCTTGCTTGTGTTCATCCATCTGCGTTTAACTCTGCTGAACAAATGGAAATTCCTAGGATGTTGATTGTAAATCCTCAGAAGGATATCGAGCGGGTTGAATCTAAACGCGAGAATCAAATCCTTTCATTACAAACATTCAAGAGATGGAAGCGCGTCGATAATCTTGTGGCTGCAGTACCACATATGCCTGAAGTCAAAGTCATTGTAGCGGGTGATGGAATTGAACGCGCATATATGGCATCGACTGATAAATGCAAGCCGGAGTATTATTGCACGCCTGAGTCAGATAAGTATGCCACAGATGATATGATCGGTAAGCGAATCTGGGAGAACGCGATTAATTCTGGTATGGAATATATCGGATTTATCTCTGAATCCACTCGAGATACTATTCTGGCTAAGTCTAAGTTCCTAATCGATACATCGTGGAGTAAGACATACGGGTCGCATTTCAATCGGGTCATCGTCGATGCAATGCGGGTGGGTGTTGTGCCTATTGCTAGGAATCTAGGTGTTTCTGATAACGAGCAGGGGACAACAGGACTTCTGACTCCCAACGAGAACTATTTGATGATTCCTTGGGACGCAACCCCCCACGAGTTTGCTTCTTGTGTCAAGAAATTCATGAGCCTTTCTGACAAAGAGTATACTAGAATAGTAGAAAACAATTACAAGTTAGTAGAACAGAACTTCAATAGAAAAGTTGTGGCTGCTCAATATATTGAATTAGCAGAGGGCCATACCAACCCTGCAGGTTCTTTGACTGATAAGAAAGTCAAGGAAACAATCGACGAATTGTGGACCGGACACTTTGGGTTCAAGGAGAAGGTACTTGCTACCTCCTCGCTTGAATCGTTCTTTTAACCCATAAAGGATGAGTGGGTTTTGTCTCTTGGAATGGTTCCTGCTACTGGTTTACTGGTATTGGGTTTCCCAGAGTTCGATGAGATATTTGTGTTGTTATTGGTGGTTGGTGCATTGACAATAACAGGACTTACTGGTCCTTGTTGAGCGTTCCTGGATGCGGAGTAAATGCTTGATCCGGATGTGGGAGCCGTCATTGCAAGCATGGGAGGAGTAGGTGTGCCAGTTGGCTTGCCAGTTGGCTGTTGAGCAGATATTATTTGTGGTACCTTTGTTGCCATTTTCTGTACGCTAGTAGCATAATCCTCTACTCCTGTGTTCCCTGCTTCTTGCGCAAGCATGGGAGGAGTTGCAACAGCTGATATTGCTTGTTCGACTTCTCCTCTCTTCGATGCAATTTTAGAGCCAAGTTCGAACTTCTGGATAATGTCATTATGATCAATGTCCAGTGACGAGTTTTGTTCATATATTTTACCAAGAGTTAACTTGGTGCCTTTCAATAATTCAGGCGATCCTTTTTTCCCAAGTACAGTGTCTTCGGGAGCATCAGCATATAGAGGAAGAAATACTTTACTATATAAAGTCGATGCTGTTACTTTTTTCCCTTTACTCTTAGCTTCTTTGGCAGATTTATCTAACCCGACTTGTTTAAAATATTTGTCTACATATTTGAGTTGTTCGACTGCAGACATCTTACTTAATTCTTCAGAACTAGTTCCTAGATCTTTGGCCGTGCTGGGCATGAATTGAATCAGTCCAACTGCTCCTCCGGTTTTATTTTTAATACTCGGCGATATTCCGCTCTCGGCCGCCATGTTAGCCAATAAATCTGTCGAATCTAGATTATATTTCTCAGCTAAATCATTAATCCCCCTCAAGAATTCGGGACCATAAGTTTGTAAGTTTTCCTGTACTGTGGGCGCCGAATTCTTTTTTTTCTTAGACGGGGTATTCTTTTTGTTCTGTTTTTTATTAGACGGGGTCGTCATAGGTTTAGGTTCGGTTGGAACTGCGGGGCTTATTTTTTCTACGACGTCTATGGACGTACCTGACGTACCTGGAACTTGTATCGGGGCCGAGGGGGTCTCATCAGCAGCAGCAAAGTCCGCCTTTCGTTGTTCCACAGCCCGCGCCCAGCCTGTTCTACTTTCTTCGTCCGGATGATTTTTGGCCCAATATTCTGCCTCCTCTATAGATCCTGGAATAAGAGTAGGCGCATGCGCCATCTCCGGTGACGGTGTCTCCGTCTGACTTTTTGTTGGTGTAACAGCGGTTCCATGCGCCATCTCCGGTGACGGTGTCTCCGTCTGACTTTTTGTTGGTGTAACAGCGGTTCTTCTTCTATCGGCCTCTTCTCTCCACGCCGCCGATAGAATTTTATTTGTTTTAGCTAAGGAATCTGCTTGTGTGTCTGCATATTCTGCTGTATTGGCCTGTTCTCCATACAGTTGCGAGGCCTGTAGTGCTTGTTGTTGTACTGTTTGTCTCGCGGCGTTACCTTTAACCGATGTTTTTGCTCGCGCAGCCCTAGTTGCGTCTTCTTGTTCTTTTTTTCTTCTTTCGTCATAACCAACTTGACTGTCGTTGAGAGCTTTCTCCAACATCTTCCAGGCCAGTGCAGTCACTCCTACGGCAGCCAGTGCGCTGCCCAATCCTACGCCAAGAGAACTAGAAAACGCCCCCTCTAACATTGTCCATATGGATCCACCCTTCGAGAACATGCTCAAGAGTTTAGATCCCAGGGATTCTACAAAACCGCCGAGTATACTATTAGACCCAGAATTAATTGTTTGACCAAGAAGTTGCAATTTGTCGTTTAATTGATCAAAATTAACAACCTCTACCTTTTGTACTTTTCCGGTAGAGGTCATCCCGACCGGAGTCTGTTTGTTGGAGATATTATCTAGTGTATCACGAAGATCATACTTTTGATCTTCAGCTGTTGCTTCCTGGTGTTCGACGGAAACAGTTAATCTAGTTAGTAACTTCTCTATTCTTTCGTTATCTTTTCTTAGCTCTTGCTCTCTTTTTTCGGACCTGGCTTCTGCTTCTTTCTTCTCAGTTTCTTCTTGCTTTAATTTCTCTTTTTGTCTACCAGGTTCTCCTGAGATAACACCAACTAAAGTTGCAGCAATACCCTTTATGAACTCTCCCTGAGAAAAGAATCCTCCCGCCTGTTCGCCATACGAAGTTTCTTTTTCCTGTTCCTTCTCGCGTTCTTCTTTCTTACCTAACGCTCGATTTTGTTCTATTCGTTCCAGCTTTTCTGCATTCGCTCTATACGTTTCGCTTAGTTGTTTACCGACCAAAGCGTCAGTTAAATCAGAAATAGTTTTGGCTAAATTGTTTTCCGTCTTCGAGAATTTCTTATCTTCGATTACGTCTGTGAGCGCAGATATTTTGTATCCAAGATCTTCAAGACCAATGGCCAGGTTTTCGTTGATCTTATCCTGTCTTTCTTTTAGCTGTCTAAACTGTTTGCTGCTTTTTGGCATGTTGTATCCTATTTCTATTTCTGACTAAGTTTATCGTTCTGTTCTTTAATATGCTTATTCAAAAGAGAAATATAGATCTCTCGTTCCCATGGATACATCTTCTCCAACTCTGTCAATGAATACTTATGTATTTCCATTAGAGTAAAGTTGGTAATATAATAGTTCATCAAATCTTCATTACAAAGTCCTATACGAAAAAATCCAGTAACCCAGATACCCAAATATCATCCGAATACCCACACTTAGAGCATTTGAATTCAATCTTTTCTTTGATCTTGGGCAAAGAAATAAAGAACGTCAAGAACTTCTCGAAGGAATTGATATTCAGTCCAGTAATAAACTCTGTTGCTTCTTCCGGCGTAAAGGTGTCATATGTACCAGAATCGTCGGAAATATAGTCTAACGAATTGACAATGGCTTGAATGAGGTTGTCCAAGTCTTTAGTCTTGTTGTACTTTTCCACCAGGTTCATTGTAGACAGAGTAGGATAATTCATCTTGACTGTCAGACCATCCTGAATTTCAAATGTGTTCGCGTCCTTATTATCGAACACAACCTCGACTTTATCCAGATTAATCGGGAAGCTGTTTGTTGTGCCACACGGCGTATCGTTTACGGTATTATTACATTTGTACGAAAGATCGACGACTTCCCCCACAGATTTGGCTCGTAGCTTGAGGAATATATATTCGATATCGAAATATGCCAGTTTCTTGGGGTTGCAGTCTTTACTCATACAGCAAGAAGAAATTAACTGGTTCAACAGATCAGTGACTTCGTTCTCGTCTTCTGAATCTTTAACAGTCAAAAGAATCTTTTGTTCTTTGACTGTATATGGTCTGAATAGATACTTATTCCCTGACGATGGAATCTTTAGTTCAAAAGTAGGATGTTGTAGTTTAGGTAATGCCAAGTGTCACTCTCCATTAAAAAGTTTTATTCTGATGTCCAAATTCTAAATTAGATCCGGTTTTATTAAATCTGATTTGTCGATAAACGAACTGTACATTAATCTTTATCAATTCGTTTGATTCTTCCCAACCTAGCGGGATTTCTTCTATTCTTGTAGGAATCGCGTCTAATATATCCACGGAGTAGATCTTGGTTGGTTGGGGCTCTCCAAGAATACCCTTCACCACGACGGTATCTCTATTGGCTTCGTCGTATACATTAATCTGTAAATCTTTACACCATGTGTTATAATACTCGACATTGTTTGTAGTAAAGTCGGTTATTTGGTGCATCCAATTCTCGAAGTATTGTTTCTCCACGAACGATCTAGAGACTAAAAACGTGCATTGAATCGGATCGTAGACTCTTGAAGTTGGAACGGATACGGGAGGCAACCCGCCGTATGTCTTATATTCTTGAGTCAGAATTTGAATGCCAGGAATGTGTACGTTCTCGCATCTGATTGTTAGTGGGTTGGATTGAGAGAATGAATTGACAAGACCAGGAGTTTTAAGAGGCAAATCTACAGCTAACTTCTCTTTGACGATCAGATCGAACCTGGCGCTTTTAACTGTACCACGGACCTTGATGTCTGCTAGGAAGTCTGTTAGAGATTTTGGCATATAGAGTATTTATTACTTTCCAAACAATTGTTTCTCGGTCAATACAATAAATTCTATTCCATTATGCTCGGCGAATTTCCTGGCCGCGTCCCATTTTGCCTGGTTCACAGCATACGTTTGACATTCCTTCATGTATGCCGGAGTCATCTTGGATCTTTTCTTCGGAGGCTGAGTCTGAGAGAACGGTTTGACCTCGACGATGTAGACCTTTATATCCCCGTTCTTATCCCGTAGCTTCACGTAGAAGTCTACAAAATATCTATGCGGCCTGCCGTCGACGGGAGAATAATATGGAACTACGATTTCTTCTGATCCATATTCTAGGACATTGTCGTTTTCGTCTAGGAACTTCATTAGCCGACGTTCCCACGTGGATCTCCAGACAATGTTGTTGATGTCGCCTTTGTATTTGTGAGGATTCTTTGGGTAGAACTTTCCAGAGTATGCCATAATGTATTCTAGAATATTTATATAAATAATAGTATGGCAGCAGAAACAGATCCAACCATTCCTTATTCTTACCTAGAAGCACCTACATCCACGGCTGCTCAACAGGGTATTGCTACTGCGACCAAGAGCTTCGTCAAGTTTCCAAACGATATTATAGACTCGACTAAGTATGGTAGCAATTATATGGTAATCCATATAAACGAACAGAAGACGACATCGGGGTCTTATAGTAACGCCGTTTCTGGCGGCACGCCTGTCGTGGATACAAACGGAAAACCGACCACGCTTGGTGTTCCTTCTTCTCAGACAGGAAAGTATACTCCAAGAATCAATAACTCAACCAGAAGAACCCTTACTTCTATTGCTCTTCATATTCCGGATAATATCACTTCTAACTTCGGAGTATCTTACGACGGCCTGGGTCTTGGTGCGCTTG